ATTCACACTTCTTCATTCATAACATACGTATCACAATAATGGATGACTCTCCCAGAAATAACGACTATACGACCATTCAAATAATGACGAACTGGAACGTGAAGGCAACACATACTTTAATGCTATTTCTTCACTTAATGCTACACGTTCTATCGCATCACCCAATACACCACACTCTACACACACACCACGTAAACTACACAATAATGGTGACATATTATATCTATATCTCCATCCCCAATCTTCGCAATCTTCAGTATAATATTTATACACCCATTCTAACCCTTCCAAGTAGTTAATACACACGTCTTTTACATCTATATTTTCTGGAAATAACATTTTATAATACCTAACCTCCCATCCTTCTTCTGTAGGACAAATGTATTTCTCAGTTTGTCTATAAATAACTGGTGCATTTAATACAAGATCTTCACGGTCTTTTTTTGTAGTTTCAGGAAAACGTCGTTTATCAAATTTTTCTCTGTTTAAATATTCCGTGTTTATAAGGGAGTGCTCCAATTTCGCTAATTCTGTAATAAACAATTTCACATATTTCCATTGTATTCCACCAGTTTCGTTCGAAATTAAACTACGGTCGGGGCAGTTACCAATATGTTTTCTATAGACATTCATTAATACATCCATACCGTGGGTTCTAATATTCAACGCACTAAAATGTGGTAAAAAATCATTACCAAGAAAGAAACATATAAACACATAATCCTTCATTCGTGCTTGAGTGGATTCTACACAATCCATCTCGATTAGAATACTTTCAGATAAACAGTTTATATCCAAGAAGTAAGATTCATTTTTATCGTTTTTAATATCCACTGGTATTGAACTCTTTAAGAATTCAGGAGCTTCACGACATACATATATACGTTTACAATACTTCAAATGAAATATGGAAAGCATAATAAGGTCAGCGTCCAACCCATATACTGCTATATTCGCATTTTGAACGTTATTTTTACGTATATGACTATACAATTTATGTTCGCCTTCACCTGGTTTATCCGAACAAGAGATTATCACCTGTTTTACATTGTATTTCATTTCAGAGAACCCAAAATAATAGTATATATAATTATTTAATTTTTTCATAAAATCAGTTCCAGGGGTGATAGAACATGTATCCCATATTACAGGAACTTCTTCATTTTCTTGATACTTAATATCGGCAAGAAACCTACTTTTAAATCTGCGATTTCGTTGTTGGTCTAATTTTGCGAGAGGAGCAACCCCATCAAACGAAATATATACAACATCAGTAGGATGAATCTGAGTAATGTACTGGTCTATTCTTCTGGTGGTTTCGTGTATTAATTTTTTTTCAAATTCTTCTTTACAATCTTTGTCATATTCACTACTAAGATGATGATATGAATCATAAACAATAGAATTACAGTCCATATACAAATGTGTTAGTTTATTTTCATTGCTATCAAAATGGCTTGTATTTCTCAATATACTCGCATATTTACGAATAATCTGAGAAAAATAACTTGGAATACCCATATATTACAAGTTAATATTCAATAATAGTAATATAGTGTAATAATTTTTATATCATTTTAATTAATATTCTGTGAGTTGTAACGTAATTATATTTATAATTCCTTATTGTATATATTATATGAAACACAAGAATGTGGATGATATACAAGTTAGTATATCTAAGAGTAAACAAAAAGCAAATGTAGATGGAGTTATAAACATAATACAACAAAAAAATATGGTTATTCAGGATATTATTAGAAATACAATTTTATCAATAAGTCGTAATACGTCAGAAGAAATATTTAGTAACAATGACAGTATTCTGTCGATATCAATATTAACAGAATTGTACGGTAAAACTAATAACATAAATACCGAATTGATTAATTCAAAAAATAAGAATACAGACGAGGTTATCGGGTCTCTTCAGAAAATCATTGACAAATTATCAATGATAATATGTGGATTTGGAACAAACTACATTGATGATTTATTATTTATTAGCTTTGGCACGGAGTTTAAAAATATACAGGCACCAAACCCAATACTACAAAGTAAATACGATTTGATTAAGAGGTATATACGACCAATAAGTTATAAAATAGTTCAATGGGGTAAAAAAAAGGTATTACATACACACAAAAATATTATCTGTGAAAATAAAATTACTGAGGATGGTATCGATATAGAAAACTATAATACTCTTGAATGTTTTGATATAGAGTCTGGAACGGATTCATTTACACAAAAGGTATATGGATTGCGTATAATAATGCATAATGAAAAAGCACGAAAAACATTGATAATAAACGGTATTATTGATGATATTCATCTAGAGTGTATATCAAATGAATATATCTCTGCCCGTCTAGAAGAGTTAGAAGGGTTAATGCTCGGTCGTGAATCTGTTGAAAAAGAGTTAATCCAAAATATAATCAGTACAAGCACACTCAAAGATATACTTATTTATGGGAACGATGATATAATAAAAAAAATGATTATATTACTAACCGATGTCAAAACTATAAAACAAAAAAAATTAGAAAATACAATAAATATGTTTCTTGAAATGGATTTGTATTCCCAACGAAATATGCTAATTAATCTACTGATGTTCGACAAAGACAGCGATATTCAATATATCAGTTATCTTTTATACGAAGTTCTCTCGGTAGAATCATCTGATAACGATAAAAACGACCAAAATATCATTTATAACAGTTTACCGTGGAAAATCAAGACGAATTTCAAAGAAGTAATTAAAGAAACCGTCAGATCGGCGAATGAAATGATGAGTAAATATGATATAACTCAAATATCATTAGAGCAGCAAATTTATTTAATGAAAGCAGACGACAAGATAAAAGAAAAGGCAATAGTAAAGTTAAAAGAAATAAGAGGAAAACCTGATGAAATGGGACTAAAAGCAAAACAATATATCGAGGGTTTATTAAAAATACCATTCAATATATATCGTGAAGAACCGTCATTAAAACAAATAAAGACTATAAATTCGTGGATTATTCGCATAATATCGATTATAAAAACGTTATTTCCTGAATTTACTATTATAGAAAAGGATAACTATACATTATTGGAAATAAACAACAATATAACCTATATAAATCAATTCGTTCGTAAAAACATTCTACAAACTATAAAACGAATGAGTGAAATACTTAACATAAAACAATTAAATGCACTTATTCAAAAAATTAACACGTATAAACGGAGAACTAAGGAGATGAGATTGACTATTACGAATCAAACCAAATCTTCACAACAAACCAAATTATATGATTTTATAACAGATATAATAGACACTGACAATATTGTTTTATATGAGCTATTTGACATGGTAACTAATGATAATGCGTTATCATTGATAAATGTAAAAAGTGAGCTGCGTTTATTAAATACAGATATAACAAAAGTCCAAGATAATATTAATAATATTATGAGTGTTCTCGATGATTCAATCTACGGACATACCCACGCCAAAAACCAAATTATGAAGGTAATAGGTCAATGGATGAGTGGAGAACAATCCGGATATTGTTTTGGATTTGAAGGAAATCCTGGTATCGGAAAAACATCCTTATCAAAAAAGGGCTTATCGTTATGTTTAAAAGATGACAATGGAGAACCTCGACCATTTTCGTTTATAGCGATGGGAGGTTCGTGTAATGGTTCAACGTTAGAAGGACATAGTTACACATATATGAATTCAACGTGGGGAAGAATTGTTGATATCTTAATGGAGTCAAAATGCATGAACCCTATTATATATATAGATGAACTAGATAAGGTAAGTAAAACCGAGAATGGTCGTGAATTAATAGGTATATTTACACATTTAATCGACCAAACCCAAAATGATTCATTTCAAGACAAGTATTTCAGTGGTATTGATATTGATTTATCAAAAGCATTGTTTATTTTCTCGTACAATGACCCAGAACAAATTGATAAAGTTTTATTGGATCGAATTCACAGAATCAAGTTTGAGAACCTGACAACTCCTGAAAAAGTAGTCATTGTAAATAGGTTTATATTACCTGAAATAAATAAGAAAATGGGATTTAATAATGTGGTAGAATTAAACGACGATATGATAGAACATATCATTGATAAATATACAATGGAACCTGGTGTAAGAAAACTAAAAGAGCTTCTGTTTGATTTATATGGTGAAGTGAATCTAGATATTTTAAAAAACAATGATACAGAACTTGAGCTTCCTATAAAAATAACAGGTGAAATACTAGAAACAAAGTACTTACCAAAGTATCATAAAATAACAGAAAAACGAATTCATACATCGCCTATTGTCGGTATAATTAATGGATTATGGGCGAATTCTCTCGGCCGGGGAGGAGTTATACCTATTCAAACAATGCTATATCCATCCTCTATCTTTTTAGATTTGCGGTTAACTGGACTTCAAGGAGATGTAATGAAAGAAAGCATGAATGTAGCAAAATCATTAGCGTGGAACTTAACCCCAAATCCGACTAAAAAGAAATTAATAACACAGTTCTCCGAAACTAAATGTCAAGGGCTTCATATCCACTGTCCCGAAGGTAGCACATCAAAAGACGGTCCATCTGCTGGGGCTGCTATAACAACCGCGATATATAGTTTATTTAACAATAAAAAAATAGACAATTCTATAGCAATAACCGGAGAAATTAATTTACAAGGTGAAGTAACAGCTATAGGTGGTCTTGATATGAAAATATCTGGTGGAATCAAAGCTGGTGTAACCACATTTATATATCCAAAAGAAAATGCTCGAGATTGTCGCGAGTGGAAAACAAAGAATGACAATTTAATATACAAAGGTATAAACTTTCACGAAGTATCTACAATACACGAAGTCTTCGAAATTATATTCACATAGCAAACAAATATATTGTTATATTATAATATTACAATATGGATTTAAACATTATTGGTTTCGGCTATTTATTTTTACGTTTAGCCCCATTTGTGTTAGCATCATTTTTTACTTTAGCTTCTATATTTAATCAAGATTTCAAGGGATTTATATATTTAGTAGGGTTACTGTTTAGTTCATTCATAACAATGGTAGCCGGAAAATTACCATTGATAAAGGACTTATCCCGTCCCGAAAATTCACCGGAAATTTGTAATGTATTGACAATCGGCCAAACCGATAGTTTATCAGATTTACCACTGGGTCAATCCGCACTTACATACACATTCGCATACTTATTATTTTCAATAATCAAATCGGACTTGATTATGCAAAATATTCCTACTTTAGTATTCTTCCCACTATTAATCGCATTTGATTTCATATGGAATATGAATAATAGTTGTTATTCATTCGGTCAGTTAATCGCATCTTTAGGTGTAGGTGGTGGTGTAGGTTGGTTATGGGCGTATATTATTTCAAAAGGTAAAAATCCTTCACTTATGTATTTTAGTTCTCTATCAAATAAAGAAGTATGTAGCAAACCATCAAAAAGCACATTCAAATGTAATGTATATAAGAATGGTAAATTAATTTCCAAAAATATAAGCGGTTAAACTCAAACATTTCAATACAAATATAGATTATTTTTTTATTGAAAAATATGCATATTATCAATTAACCATTTTTTCACTATGGTAACTTGTTTTTGTCTACTAATCTGTTGTGCTATTAAATTTATCGCATACACTTTTTTTTGAAAATGGAACATAAATTGATTTGCTACTTGATTAAAATCCAGATTACTATATTTTGCGGTTAAATCATCATACTCGAACTTAGCATATTTCTTTCTTTCATTCACAGAATTATGGAAGATGTAGAGCATTTTTCTTAAGTCTTCTACTGTATTGACCGCATTGAAATTTACCTTTTGCATATATTGTCTGGCGTGTTGACTACAAGAAGGACACGGTAAGTTACTACATATAGTAGTTATAAGTCGTATAATACCATCTTTGTTATTTATAAATTTCTTATCCGTTAATTTTTCTGGTAAGACATGAAAGAACGTCCATGTAGGAGCTCCCCACGTCATACGATCCCCATCACTTGGTGCGATTCGAGATACAGTAGCAGATGGAATAGCTCGATGTCTGGCTACAACACGAGTTGCATATAAATTCATAGGTGGTTTTCGTTGTACTTGTTGTATTTCATCACGTCCAACCTGTTGCCCGTGCTTGGATGTAAATATCATTATTTAATATATTAGAATATAAAATATTCATACAAATTACATATAACAGATATAAAAATAAAACGTCTATGCCTATAAATGAGTGAAAACAAAAATCAATTAATTCAGATAGTAAAAGAATGGGTGCGTATAGACAATGAAATAAGACAACTACAAAAAGAAATTTCCACACGAAGACAAGAAAAAAAAAAGAAGAACGATTTACTGATGGAAACAATGAAATCAAACGACATTGACTGTTTTGATTTAAATGATGGAAAAATATGCTACACGAAGAAAAATGTCAAAAAACCGATTAATAATAAGGTATTACTTGATATATTGACTAAATACTACAATGGCGATTTGTCTCAGGCATCCGAAATTAACAACTTTATAAAAGACAACCGAACAGAAGTAACAAAAGAAAATATCACTCGTAAAGTATCTAAAACAAATGACAACTAACTATAATTTATAATCCGAATTCTGGAATAGAATATGTACCATTACGAAGAACGTATTTAGCTATAATAGTTGGGTTTTCTTTATTATTCATTACGTCTTCAGTATTATACACATTTGTATTGTCATCTATATAGTAGACAATACCACCGATTTCTTGTGCGTGAGTTTCTAATTTACACACGATTTCGTCTGAACTTATATTTTCAGTAATAAGACCGTGTGGAGTTCCCTTGATATGTGTTCCGCAATATTCGCATCCATCCTTTTTACGACGAGTACACTGTTCGTTATTTGCTCGTCGTGCGTTACATCTGTTCGTTTCTGGAATTGTATTTTTCACACGTTTTCGTTTTGAAATATCCTCCTTCTTAAAAACCAAACGTTCATAATCATATACATACCCCATCATTTCATTTATTTTATCGGTTTCTTCAAACTGTATAGTATTTATTTTATCACGAATATCATTTTTAAAAGAAGTGATGTAATCTTCAAATTTCTTATTCAAACGTCTTTCCATATTAAATATATTGTATATCAAAAAACTATATATTTAATTCTTTTCAATTTTATGGCACTCCCCAACTAGCAGGTCTATGTTTTGTTCCACCATCATAACGCACAGCATATTCGTTAATTACTAACCATTCGTTTATATTTTCATCATCTAAGTATACATCAGCCAGGATTCGACCATACTTCTCAGTATTTACATTTTTTAGATAAACCATTTTCCCGGAAAGCTTAGCATATAGTTCATTTCGCACGTGTATTGCAAGTTCTTTCTCTTCTTGAGTTTTTCCTCTTATTTCAGGGGCATCTATACCATTTAATCTTACCGAAAAACGATATATTGGTTCAGTTGTATTTGGTAAAACAGATGCGATTGTAATTGTATCACCATCATACACTTTAATTACTTTCCCAAAATATATAGGGGGAACAAATGGTACTGTGTCCGAATATTTAATATCCTGAAGCAATGTTATCATATCAGAAGACATATGACTATATAATATATCTTCATTTTTGTTGGTTCTACACCAACAGAATTCAAAACACTTCAAAATAAATGATTTCATAATAGAATTTTATTACAATATCCAAAGGTTAACGGCTATAATCAATTTTACAATAAAAAACGTAATTATTTATTTTACGAGAATAATACAGTAAATATGACTTAGAATAACCCGTGAACCTTCTTAAATATTTCCTTTGCGTCTATCGCAGCGTTCTTTATGTATTGACCTACCATACGCTTATCTGCTGGTTGTCCGAACGCAATACGTAATGTGCTATCATCATTATGTGGATGAAACTTTTTGAACCCACAAAATGTTAGCACCTTTTCTCCATTGTAGTATTTCTCATAAAGAATATATTCCAATGTTTTACCCAATGTATAATCCTCATTTTCTAAAATAACATCATAACAATTATCCATTGTAGTTTCACTAACTGTAATTGGGA